TCAATATCTTTATCACGCGGATCACTTAAATTCTTGTTTTCAATTATATTTTTTTCATTCACGTAGTTTTCAAAGTTCTTTTGAGCAAATAAAGTTGATGGACGTAAATACTCATTCATTTTAGGATCATCAATCCATTGGCTACATTTAACGTCAATAACATGAATAAAATCCTCTAATGTCCTTCCTTCACTCATACGACCATTTATTAGCTTTTTATTCGCTGCTGATTTCGAACTGAATCTTTTACCTGCCTTATTATTTAGTAAAGAAATGATTTCTTCATAGATGCCTATATCTTTATTTCCTTTACTTTCATTTACTTTACTTTCCTTTGTGGCATTATTGTCTACATTAACCCCATTAAAAACTGAGTTATTGTCTACATTATCCCTACTATTAATGAAGTTATTGTCAACATTAACTCCTTCCGAGCTATAATTAATGTCTACATTAACTAAGTTATATTCTGGTTTTATTAAGTGCCCTTTACGACGATTGGCAGCAAGTAAAAATCGTTTTTGAAATCCTTTTGAAGTAAGAATCCCATACTCGTCAAACATTTCTTGATCAAAAAATCCCCATTTCAAACATTCTTCAACCACTTCATTGAGAAATTCGACAGGCTCGGCAACCTTCATAGAAACGATATAATGTTCTTTTTCAGTCCAGTGATAGAAGTATCCATTTTTATAGACTTCCATCATGAACCGAATGATAACCCCGAATCCTCTCATTCCATACTTGGCAACTACAACTATTATTTTTTCATCTTGATCTATATCTGTATCTAAAGGGAAATAATCCAGTCCTTCTTTAGTCGGCCTCGCCATGTCTTCACCTCAAAATACTTGAATTTCGTAATCCTTATTGACTTTAAAACCCTTTTTATCCAACCTCCTAATGGTCGTCAACTTAGCTAACTCCGGCATGTTATTGCTGCTTGATAAGTGAGTAAGGTATATCTTCTCTCCACCCCCCTTCACAAGCTTAGCAAGGGCATTTGCTGTTTGTTTATTGCTCAAGTGTCCAATGTCAGAAAGGATACGGGCCTTCACACTATTTGGATAATTAGAATGTTCAAGCATAGCTGGTTCATGATTAGACTCTATGATAAAGAAGTTGCTATATTTCATAGTCTCTATCATTTCTGAATCTACTTTTCCGGTGTCCAAGCAAATAGAAACTTTGTCCCCAACGTTATCCACTATTGAATATCCGAGTGGCTGGAAAGCATCATGATGAACTTTGAATGCTGTTACATCAAAATTGCATATATATTGTTTACTGGTCATTATCCTTTTAAGCTCTGGATCAACTCCCTTAATGCTTTTCCATTCACCCTCAGAAGCAAAAACGGGAATGTGGTATTTATTGGCCAAAGGAAGACCTTTAACATGATCTGAATGAGCATGTGTTATTAAAATGGCATCTATGGAGTCGGGACGAATTCCGACCTCCAGCAACCTTTTTTCAATCTTTGTTTTTGCAATTCCTACATCTACTAAGATGGTATTGCTAGAGGACCGGACAGCAATCACGTTACCGCCCGAACCACTAGCTAACATGTCTATTTTCATATTAAAACTCATTCCAATTCATCTTCATCAGACCGCTGTGTATCCTGCATCTCAATGTGCATATCCATTAATTCAAGTAATCCTAGTAGTTGCGGCAACGTTGGATCCCCTTTGATATCAGGTGCATTAGTTTTGATGTAATCGGACTTCGCTTGTTTACCAGTGATTCCAAGACGTTTGAACTTAGCATTAAGTTCTGTTTTAGCTTCATCGATAGCATCTGTTTTCTGATTCTTTGGCTTATCAATCACTTCTTGGTTAGGAGTAATATCTTTACGTTCCTGTGGTTTGTATTCAGGTATTGCATTTCCTGCTTGCTGTAAGATATCCTCGTCAGCAAACTCTAGGCCATACTGCTTTTTTAATGCACGCTGCTGCACATGCTTTCCAAACATATCTGCTGTCCATTTAACCCAGTTATCTTTATTTTGACCTTTAAACATATGCTCAATTTCAGCACGATCCATAATGACTGTAACTGGACGTTGACCTTCACGGTAAGAAATTGAGTAAGCCCCAATTATTTCACCGCGGGGAAAGCCAATTTCATGAGTAACCACTTCCAACTCTTTAGTTTCAGAATTTTTTCCGACTTTAAATTCATCATTTTCACAAACCATTTGAGTGTCCGGTGGCTGAAACCCTTCTTGTTCTCGAGCTTTTGAAAGGTACGCTTCAGCAGCGAATTGGATACGAGCTGTATTGCCGTACTTGATGAAAAAGATTTCGTTTTTGAAAGGGTCAAGGTCATAACTTGCAGCCTTATGAGCGAATAAAAGAAACTCTTGATCATTAGCTGTTGGTGCAATTGAATTACGAATGACCTGCAGTACTTCTGGTTTGAATGCTTCGTTAATTTCCGGTGTGTATTGAACGATTGAATTATTGTTTGCCATGTTTTTGTTCCCCCTATTAATCCGCTGATTTAAATAAAAACCCTTTTACTTCTATTAAATAGTCTTCCAAACTTTCTTCCAGAATAATTTCACCGCTGGCAGGATCAATTACAATCGAATCACCTACAAGGATTTCATTTCCGAAATAATCAGTTCCAAAGTGTTCCGGCTGTTCAGTGACTTTTGGTTGTTTAGCCATTGGGCAACTCCTTTATTTGACCTGTAAACCGATGGACAATGTGCAATTCTCCAGGTAGGTTTTTAACGACTAACCACTCATTAGTGTCTTTGACTCCTGCCCATTTCATGGCTTTACGTTGATTGACTGTGGGCTTTCTGCCAGATTTCATTCAGCATCAATCCCTTCAATTTTCAATTCCTGACCAGCAACCACCCTGGAAACAATCAGCTGGCCAACTGGCTGCTTAAAGCTTGTGATCGACTCAGCATTATCTACAAATACAGGTGTTATAAGTTCGCTCTGCTGTGAAAGAACGTCTCGAAGTTCCAACCCTGCCCTAATACCTTCAGCTGTTGAAAGCTTGCGATACGGCTTCTTATCGAGTTCCATTTCAAAGGTGTTTTTCATCTCACCATTCTTTTGTTCTTCAAAAAGACGGACAGACAGTGTTTTAAAAAGAGCCTGTACCTTTTCGGCTTGAAGCTCTGCTTCTTTGGCTTTAAATGCCTTAACACTGTCCAGGATGAAGATTGATTCATTTAGGGATTTTAGTGTTTCATTTTCGGCAGCTTGTGCTAGATTAACCTGAGAAAGAAGCTGTTCATACTGACCATGATTTCTGATTTCTTGTAGCAAAGGCTCGCGTTCTCGCTCAAGTTCTCGTACCTTTTCGAGCTGTTCAGAGACGTCAATGTATTCTAGCTTGGCAAGTTCATCTTCTAGTTCTTTACGCTGCTTGACCTGAGCATTGTAGTTTTCTTTGAACCTTTTAATTCTTTCCTGTTTTTCTGATTTAGCTGATTCTAGAGATTCATCTTTTAAAGGTTGCTTGCAAACCCGACAAGAGCCTTGAATCTCTTCATCCTTCAACCTTTGAAATCCCTCCTTCATCTGCTCACGTTCAGCTAACATCGAACATATTCGAGTATTGAGAGAATTTATTTTCCGATTCGTGTCACCAGCGGAATCAGTAATCTTTTCAATTTCTTTTATCTGTTTAAGCAGCTGGGCTTCTTCAACCTTCAATGAATCAAGTGCAACTGTTGGCGCTATTTGATCCAATTGATCCTTCAAAGTCTTTGTCTTGCTTTGTGAAGCAATATATTTTTTATCTAATCTGGTCTTATTCTCGGCATGTATTTTTTTGATATCTTCTAAACTATGTTTTTTTAAGAGTGAAGTTAGGCTCTTACTTTGCTCACCTAGCAAATGCTTTAACACTTCTTTATTCACTGGTGATGTGACGTACTGTAAAAGCATTGAACGCTGTTTTTCCCAATGCAACATTGGAAAGTAATTCGGATTATAAAGTGAAAGGAACAAATCTTTGTCAAAAAGACTCCCTACAACTTCATTAAATTCTCCTGCTTTTGATGGGACTTCATTTACATAGTAGGTAGTCTTATTTTTCTTCAGGCTACGCCCAAGCATTAATTCTTTCCCATCAACTTCTAACAAAAGTGAAACCTTTGTCTCTTCTGCTTCGTAAGTAATTGGCGTAGGATCCAATTTGCTTCCAAGGGCATCCATGCCGTACAATAACCATGGAATAGCTTCTGTAATAGAAGTTTTTCCTTTAGCATTGTCCCCCGTGATCTGAGTCGTGTCGCCAAACTCAACTTTCAGCTCACGGTGGGATTTATATTTAACAAGTGTCAGTGTTTTAAAAATCACCTTCATTTAAAGCACCTCACTAACTAGATGTTCGTATTCAATAACGACAACAGGTAAAAAAAATTCTGTGATTAGTTCGTCATGACGATTAAACAATTTGAATACCCCATTATGCTCGATAATGTCGGCCACTACTTCTCCACTGAACTCCTTACCAACCTCAATTTTATAAATAAAAGGATTAGTCGCTTCAGCAATTAATTCAAACGATTTGATTACTTTTTCACCCATATTATTCAGCTCCTTTTATTGTTGAAATTTTTGACTCCGGACATAAGCACGATAAATTTCCATGTAGCGATCAACATTAGACATTGATAACCATTCATTAGATTTGATTTTCATCCTTTCTCACCTCCTCAATTTTCCTTTTGCGTTGACCATAAGCGTGAATATCTGAGAAGGCTGCTCCACTTTTATTAGACTGTTCTTCTGAAGGTACGATCGGATGTTTCTTTATATAAGCCAGACGTTCTTCTTCAGTCATATACCAAATCTTTACTTCACTCATTCTTTTCACCTCTCTTCAATTGCTCTTCTGTCAATGAACTCCCACACATACATCCTCCTAAAAACACCAGCAGAGTGAACAATCCGTTTACCATGAATTCGCCCAATGATTTATCCCCCTTTTAAATTAACGGCCTCCAAACTCTTACCCATGCCATAACACCTTCATAATCCTTACGCTTCACAAAAATATATTTTGGTGCAGAAAATGCTCGCCTTAAATGGCTATGAATCTGGGAATATATTTCTCTCTTAGATAATTCATAATCATCTTTGAGGCTTTCTACACGTTTTTTAATTTCATGATGTAACGTTTGTTGTTGGCCATGATTCAGTGTTAGTTCCTCTTCCACTCTGTGCTTTATTAATTCCACATCATTTTTAATGACTTCAATTTCTTCCGCTGTTTCCAGAGATAATTTCATGGAAGCAATCAACTGCTCTTTTTCTGATAAAACTCTTGGTTTCGTTAATTCCTCTTTTATTCTCTTGAACTCTTGAATGAATTTAATCTTCATTTGAACAGCTTCTCTAGAGTTATAACTCATCGCTACAAGAGTAAAAGCTTCTTCAGTTAAATCGTATTTAGGCATTTCTTTATTTTGTGAATTGATATATGTGGACTGGTAAAAATTCACCTGTCCGAATTCATCCCCCGCATACTCTAGCTGCTTACGAATATCTTTTAAAACATTGTTATGATCTTTTCCAAACACTTCCGCAATCCTTAGGCTATCTGTTACAACTTGTCCATTATCAATAAAAACTAATTGATTCATTTAGTTTCCCCCCTTTCTTCTCTGAATGGATTCTTACGATTATTGGTTTTCTTTTTCGAGTAACCAATGTGTAGACCGTTAATAGGATTTCATTTTAGTCATTGTTAATTGAGCTAATTAGTTCCCACTCATTAGTTACGACCTCGTAATTTTTTACTTAAAAAAAAGAATCTTTCGAATGGCTCACCGAATGCGTTTAAAACACCTGCGATAAATGCAGGTCCTGGGGTATTATGCCTTGGATCGTTGATTGGTAATGTAGCTTTCCATAGTTGAGTACTTGAGACACCAATGGCTTCTGCAATCTGCTTGTCTGTTCTAAGGTTGTGTTCGATAGCTGCAATCCTAAGCTCTTTTTCATTAAGGCGTAACGCAGCCCTTTCTAATCTATCCTCCATAACTTCACCCCCTTTCATAATGGAACATTTTTCCGATGAACCAAATATATACTAAAAATTACGAGTTCGCAATAAATATTTTAAATAAATTACCTACTCGTAATTTTTTATTTGCGTTAGTTTATTGCGCGCCCGTAATAAATTTGGTATATTTTCTATACAATATATATTTTAAAATAAGCATAGTAGCAAACATAATTGGAGGAGTTAAAATGAAAGTTGGATATGGGGAATTTATTAATAGACACAGGATAGCTTCTGGATTTACTAAACAAGTACAATTGGCTGAAAAAACAGGTATCACAGCTGCCACTATTTCTAGAATAGAGAAAGAAATACAAAAACCTTCTATGGAGACTTTAAAGGAGTTAGCTCGTTATTTAAGTAGTACTTCATATGTAGAATTAATGGTTGTCTGTGGATACTGGGATGAAGACGATTTGCTTGAAGAACCTTCCTTACCTTATGTACGAGAAATGGATGGTCCCTATGAAGTAAAACAAAAAAAGCCATCTTTAGGAGAAGATGACTTTATCGCAAACATAGATCTTTCAGATGAAGAATTATTAAAACGATTTAATTTCCAAATTGATGGAATGAATTTAACAAAAAATGAGACTAAAGGTATTATTGCTTATGTTCGTTCTCTTCGTCATGTGAATCAAAATAAAGCCTAGTTAGTTCTTTTTTGAATTGATTAATGCATATCCCTAACTTGTTTGCTAATTCCTCAAGCTTTACAGGCTTTTTCACAACTTCTCACACCTTTCTGCTTCACAATTTTTTTCAATATGTGACTTGTTTATTTAGAAACCTCTCTACCAAAAAATTATAGAAGTAGAGAAACACATCTACACGGGAATAATTACAAGGATTATGGTCACGGAAGGTTACTAACATTAAGGAGTCAAGGTGTATTTATAGGGGGAGTTATGATGTTAAATAAAATGTAAATCACTTCAAAACAATTCTTTTTACCTAATACTTTTGATATGTAAAATTATATACGAACAATCGTTCTTGTTCAAGTGTAAATAAGAGAATCTTCACTAAATGGATTTAAGCCATTAAACTCCAAAATAGTTAAAGAACAAAAACCTGAACTAAAATATAAAAACTGAAAAGAGCAAAATGAATGAACATAAATATAAAAGTTTATTTGCATGCTAAAGAAACTAATTTTTTGCAGAATGGAAGCTTTCCAGTCTTAGCCTCTGACTTTAAAAAAGATCCAGATTGGACAGCTGCTGTTGCAGCATACATATGGATTCAGCAGATTAAAAGTAACTATGCAGCTAGTAAGGATTTTCGTATAGATCAAGTGGTTTATAACGATGATGTTGATATCACAGAGTTAGTTAAAATGGTTAAACCGATAATATAGGATTATTTATCTCTTGGAGGATAGTAAATGGAATATTCAACAAAAAAAATTTTAAAAATGGTATTAATGATATTATCTATTATGATTGGAATTTTATTACCTGCATTTATTATAGCTTGGGGTATGAAATGGGAATGGACAAGTTTTGCTCCTGGAACTGCTGATGGGTGGTTAGGGTTCTGGGGTGGATATATAGGGGCTCTAATAGGAGCTTTATTGGCGGGCTCAATTGCTTACTTTATTGCTCATAGACAAATTAACTTACAATCAATAAAAGATAACCAGAGAGAACGAAAATTCCTTGCAACACAATTGAGGATTCAGAAAATCCAAGAAATAAATACTGATCTTTTGGAATTTTTAAGAGAAAATGTTACTTTGGTTGTTGCACTGGCAGATTGCATACAAAATAAAATTGATAACAAAGAATTCGAAAAAATTATTGAATCCAAACAAGATAAAATCTTATATCTTGGTAGAAAGCTTGTAGTTAATGAGGTATTTTTTGAGGAATTAGAAGATGATATGGCCAAACTAAAAAAAGAAAGCAGCAATTTTACAGATAAATTAACACAATGGATTCTTCATCAGAAAATGCCCCCAGAGATATCATTACCAGTGGAACTTCGTCCTGATGTGATAAAGCAAAATTCAGAAGATTTAACTATACAT